ATTACCACTTTGTCTTTTTCACGCTGATTTTGGGGCCTTGGCCTCGCTTCTTGGCGTTATTTGGGTCGTATTTTTCATCTTCTTCGTCTGAGTTAATGTCTTTGCTGAGTTCCCAGAATTCTTTTGATCCTAATTTGAAGTCGTTGTGCGAGTCTGCTTTATACCAGAACACTTGTTCGTGCAATCTATTTGATTTTGCGTTATTGTTTATCACCAAACACTCATAATTCTCAGTGCATTGATCCATGACTTGGCAAAAAGACTCAAACGTTGGAAACATTCCCGCATAATTCTCGTAAATGCGCTTCCTATTTGCGATATAAGGTTCTCTCAGAATAAACACATAATCTATATTGGTTCTCAGAGTTGGTGGAATGCCGAGAGGATATTGCATGGTTATGATAAGCATGATCTTCCAATGTCTCCCGTTCATGAAAAGAAGTCGCATCATTTTATCGCGAGTCCATGTTCCGTCGTAAAGACAATCGTCAAGAATTACAAAAGCTCGCGGGTCAATTGTGCTTCTTTTAAAAGTCTCCATTTCTTTTTTAATCTGCTTTAAAACAGACTTTTGTCGCTTTAAAATGTTCTCAACGATTGCAGTGTTGTATTCATTGTGAATAAACAACTTTGGAACCATTTTTCCATAGAAACCGTTACCTTCTTCTGTTCCGGCCACCACAACTCCAATGGGAATATCTTGATGATAGAATAACAAGTCTCTCACAAGAAACGATTTACCAGTATCACGACGACCAATTAAAACAACGACCGGCCCTTTAGATTCATTCGGTTTGAAACTAATCGTTTTCATATCAAATTTCTTGAGTTCTAAAGTCATGATATTCTTGTTATTGTTACTTTAGAAAATTCATTTAATTTATAAAACGCACATTACTAAAACTAATACACTCGTTTTGAATTGAGTTAAAAAATAATAAAAGTAATATATTATTTAGCTAATGGATAACAATACTCTTAAAATTAACTATGAAAAGAGAAAAAATTCTGAGTTATTCAAATCATTCCAAAACGAAGAATTAACTTTTCTCTCACAAGTGCAAAATTATATACCCATCTACAAAAGGTTTTTCTTATTGAACGAAACAAATTACAACTCCCTCAATTTAAATCATCCTTGGTTTTTGGCAACTATTAAAAATAATGTAGACGACTCTAAGAATTTATATAGTTGTTCCATTCAACACTCAGAGTCTAGAAAGATTAAAAAGAAAAACGTATTTTTTAAAATGGCGCCTCTCTTGGATCCATTCAAATTCTTAATCGGAAAATACAATGTAAATGATCCAATATTATTGAAATTGCCAAATTTTAATTCAGATATAGGAGATGTGCACCCCAAAATATTGGATAGTAATAATTCTGCGTACGTTGACGGATTCTTCTCGTTTCTTGCAAGCATGTTGATCCAAAATTACAAGTTTATTAATGGGGTTGATTATTACGGGTCGTTTTTGGGAATAAAAAATAATTTTAAACTCAACGTTATTGATGACTTGGAGTACCTCTGCAAATCAGAGTTTTTCAATAAAAACAAAAACGTGGCTTTCCAAGTTGATGATTATAGCTTTTTATATGAACAAGACAAAGAGGAATCTAAACCTCCGATAAAAATAGATCACAATTTGAGTAATAAATCGGCTCTATCAGCGAAATCAATTGATAATTCTCTCTTTGATGATATATTCACTATAGATGAAACCGCGGATGCTCACATCACATTGGCCGATTTGAAAGATAATAATGTTGAATTGGTTGATATTACAAACTCTGATTTTTTTACTTCAAAAGAGCTGAGAACAACCACAATAAAATCTTCTTCAACGTGTTCGTCGCGAACATCTCACACATCAAATAATGAAAACGAAAATGATGTAGAAAACAATGATCTATTGGAAAGCGAAAGCGACAACAACGAACCCGATCAAGAAGACAATTCCGGGTCGGATGTGTGGACAGATGACAATTCTTCAGAAGAATGCGAGGAGCAAGAAATATACGCAACAATACCCGAATTCCCAGTTCAAATTATTTGCATGGAAAATTGCGAAAACACGTTTGACGATTTAATTATAAACAATGAACTTACTCATGGAGAATGGTTCTCAGCGTTATTCCAAATAATTATGGTTTTAATTACTTATCAAAAGGCGTTTTCATTCACTCACAATGATTTACACACTAATAATGTGATGTATAATTCAACTGACGAAAAATATATTTACTACTGTTATAGAAAGACTTATTATAAGGTTCCCACTTATGGTCGCATATTTAAAATCATTGATTTTGGAAGAGCCATTTACAAATTTGACGGCAAATTGTTTTGCAGCGATAGTTATCAACCAGGTGCCGATGCTGCCACACAATATAACACAGAGCCATATTTTAATGAAAAGAAACCCAGATTAGAGCCAAATTATAGCTTTGATTTGTGTCGTTTGGCGTGCTCCATATTTGATTATATCATTGAGGATTTAGACGAAATAACTGATTTGGATGCGTGCGAACCCATTGTTAAGATCATTTATGAATGGTGCTTGGACGACAATGGCATAAATATTCTTTATAAAAACAATGGAGTAGAGAGATATCCCGATTTCAAACTTTACAAAATGATTGCCCGTTGCGTTCACCACCACACGCCTCAAGCTCAGCTTGAACGAGAAGAGTTTAAAAGATTTTCTGTTTCAAAATCTAGCGTTCCTCCTGGAGAGAATATTGTCAACATAGACGCAATCCCCGTTTTTTCAAGTGAAACTGCTACACCGTGAGAGAGTTTTTAGATTAAGTTATAAAGTTATTTTATTTGTTTATTAAATAAAATGACTCCTGACAATTTCGGGTTTATAATAACGAGACACGTTAATTCAGAAACAACGAACAAATATTGGAACGAATGCATTCTCCACATTAGACGTTGTTATCCTCTAAAGAAAATTGTTGTCATTGATGATAATAGTAACCCCGACTTTTTAAAGGCAAATTATGAATATAAAAATGTAGAATATATAGAATCAGAATTTAAAGGCCGCGGCGAGCTTTTGCCGTACTACTATTTCTTCAAAGAACACTATTTTGACAACGCAGTAATAATACACGATAGCGTATTTATGCAAAATAGAATTCCATTTGAGCATCTTATAAAAAAAGGAATAAAAGTTCTTCCTTTGTGGCATTTTCATAACGAGAAAAAGGAGAATTTTAATAATACATTGAGACTTGTTGGAACTCTTTCAAATAATTATGAAATAATGAGCACATTATTGCAAAATAAGGAGTATGATGTGTTGGGCCCTGCAAATAAAGAAATATGGTCGGGGTGTTTCGGCGTTCAAAGTTTTATTAATCGCGATTTTCTTATTGACATTAGAAATAAATACAACTTGTTTAATCTATTAAACGTCGTGACTTGTCGCTCTGATAGATGTTGTTTAGAGAGAATAATGGGAGTCATCTTCTTTATTGAATATTTGCGGAGGCTGAGAATGAATTCTTTATTGGGTGACATTAAAAAATACTGTGAATGGGGTTATACATATAACGAACATTGCGAGAATGCTCGTAATAAAAAAATACCTAGATTGCCAGTGGTTAAGGTATGGAGTGGTAGATAAATTAGATTAGAATCCTTAAATGTCTTCCAAAAATGCCGCGTCCGAAATAGCGTAAATGTCTTCCAGTGCATAGAGTTCGCATTTTTCGCGGTAATTAAAACTATTAAAACAAACTGAATCAAAATTTTCAAATTGGTATCCAAAAGTACAGTTCAAATCGTATGTCACTGGCTTCCCGGCTTTAGTGTGCTTCAAAATTGTCAAATCTGCCGCCCGAATGGCAATGCCATAGCAGTTTAAGTAAATAACCTCTTCGGTGGCGGGCAACCACATTACATATTTTCCGTTGGTCTTGAGACGATAATTTACCCTAGAATCCGTATTAATTTTTACAAGGCCTTTGCCGGTTGACATGAACGTAGGTTGCACTGACATTTTTTGGTTTTAGATTTGGTTTTGGATTTGGTTTTAGATTTGGTTTTACTTTTAGTTTTACTTTTGCTTTTGGATTTGTTGCTTTTTATTTTTTATAAAATAAGGTTTCAATTTTTTTTGTAAATGTTTTATTTTTAGAATCCGGGATTGTCTGTAAAAACCGCGGGATTTACTACGGCATTTTCCCCACCTTCTTGAATAACCGGTTTCAATTGGTCAATAATAAATAACCCAGAAACAACGCTAAAATATACTAAAAGGGAATCGCGAATAAGAAATTTGAGAGGTTTGCTTTCCCTGTCAACAAATCGCATTTCAATAAACTTAACTATAAAATAAACAAATGATATTATTCCCGCGATGACAAATGTATTCATTTTTATAATTTAAATGACTACATTCTTATTTTTAGTTTTACGCAATTTAGCTATTAGATTTATGCTAAAACTTCAACGTCATCTAACAATAAATCGGGTTCCAATCGCATTTCAGGGAATTCAATGTTATGAACATCTAAATTATCCAATGCTACGTCTTGATCAAAAATTTGCAATCTAACTTTTTCGTCTTCATAATCATCTTCCTCTTCCAGTCTTCTTTGCGCGTTTCTCATTGCGCTAATTTCTTCCAGTCTCTCGTAATTCTT